CTAGACATTTCAAATGCTCCAGTAACTTATCAACTGATTTCATAGTGAAGTGAGCTAAACCTTCCTTCTCACACCACTGCCCTAGGGTCATCTTAGAGCCCTTTCTTAGGCGCTTACGTGAGTCAGTAAACACAAAGATAAGTGGTCGGTCAATCTCATCACGTATAGCCTTGTACTTCTGTGTATCTCCTACCCTAAAGAATCCCTTGCACTCAATCATAGCTCCTGTACGTTGACATATGAAGTCAGGTACGTATTTCTTATGGATGATGTAGGGTAATCGGTAGGGCTCATAAGCAAAGTCCTTGGTGCCTACAGCCTCGCTAAAGGCGCTCTCTAGGCCTGATCTAAACTTAAGTGTCATTGAACGCTCCTTCAATAGCCACGCTAATTATTAACCAATCTAAACCTGCTTCTGTTTTAGTCTTAGGTGGATAACTAAATTGAGGTGAAGTTACCATCTTGATATAATACTTCCTAAGCTTCTCTATATCTTTATCACTCATGTGTAAGCTCCTCCGCTATAGTAAGCTGATGAAAGCTGTCCCAGTCTCTACGCATATAGATAAGATTCCAACACACCTCTAGCCTAGTCTCCCAATCCTCAGGGTGATGTTCTTCCCACACCTCCTGCACCTTAGCTACCATATCCTCTGTATCAACATCCTTCAACAGTTTCTGTGCTGTCTTAGGGCCAATACCTCTAAGGCCTTGTATGTTGTCTGTAGAGTCTCCTGTGAGCATCTGTAGGCACATCTTGTACCAGCCCTTGTCTGCATCAATGTAGTATAAAGTTTCCTTGGTGAAGTTGTAGTGCCAACCTTCTACCATGTCAATGTCTTTATCTATATGTGCTATGACAAAGTTCTCACCAGCGTCTAGGGCTTCCTGTGCCCAGATGGATACCACATCATCAGCTTCACAATTGTCTGACTGGAAGTGACCTAGCCCATAGGCATACTCGTTGAGATCCTTACGTCTTTCAGCTAAAGCTTCGTCCACAGGCTTAGTGCTTCGGTTGCCCTTGTAATCAGGCTCAATAGCATAGCGAAAGTTCCCAACACCCTTAAGTGCTACCTTCATCTCTGCAGCTACTGTAGCCCACTCAATGTCCTCTATAGCCTTATCATAATACTCCATAGCTTTCTCTAAGCTTATGTCAGTCTTCAACGCTATACGATAGATTATTGAATCTGCATCAACAAAGCACTTTGCAAATGGCTTACCTTTAGTTTTGTTCATTGTTCTATTCCTTCCTTATATAATCTTGCGTGTTCTTTACGGTGACAGTTGGCGCACAGGAGTATACACTTATCAACCTCGGTCATTAGTCTGTCTATAGTGCCAGACATTATACAAGCTATGGTATATAATTTTGTACTGGGATCTGTGTGATGGTAGTCATAAATCTGTAGATGCTCCAGATCACGTAGATCACAGTGTTGACACTTACCGCCTTTATGTTCAAAAATCATGAGGTTGCGCCCATCACGAGCGGCTTTCATTCTAGCTCTTATAGCTACTCTATTAGCAACATGATATGCCCTCTTCTGTGCCAATATATCTTCTCTTTTGGTATCATAACGCACCTTAGCTACTGCTGCGCGGTGTACTTTATTAGCTTCGTTATAAACCTTCTGCTTAGCCAGTAGTTCTTCTTTATTAGCCTCATACCACACCTTCCTAGTAGCCGCTATCTCTTCTTTAGTCTTCATAACTTCCCCTAAGTTTAGTGTGTATCAGCCCAACTCAGGCCAACCTTATAGTCACCAGCTAGTGGACACCTAAGATTAAAATGAATACCAGCAGCCTCAATACAGCCAGCCGCCAGTGAACCAAACTTCTCTGCTTGATCCTCTCTTACCTCAACTTGGAATTCATCATGGATATTACCTACAAACTTATAGTCTAACTTCCATATTCTAGCATATTTATCCAAGATAATCAAGGCTTGCTTCATAACTAAAGCGCCTGCTGACTGCAGTAATGAGTTGAGTGCTGCGTGTTCTGACCTGATGAATATCTTACGTCCATCCAAGCCTGTTACGTAGCCCTTGCTTGCTGCCTCAGCTACGTTAGCCTTAAGATCCGCAAGTGCTGGTGTAGCCTTTAGGAAGCTGTCTTTGAGTTGCTTTCCTTTCTTACGCCCACCACCCACTATAGATCCTATCTTCTCGTCACCTGCACCATACAGGTAGGCATAGATGAAGGTCTTTGCTTCCGAACGTGTAGCCAGACCAGCAGCCTTTTGGTTAGCTGTATGAATATCACCCGTGAGTATAGTATTAGTATAATCAGAATCATTCATGTAGTGTGCTAACATTCTAAGCTCTAGCCCTGAAGCGTCAATACCAACCAGCTTATAACCCTCAGGCACAATCCAGCAAGCTCTGCACTCAGGCCCATATAAGCTACTAGAGCTAGGCACCTGTGCTAAGTTAGGTTTGCTGTGTGTCATGCGTCCAGTCACTGCACCATTAGTGTTGACGTACCCATGTACCCTCTGTGTGTCCTCGTCTACTGCCTCAAGCCAACTACGTACCTGAGCTATACGCTTGCCAACCAATAGGTAAGAAGCAATAAGCGAGGCCTCAGGTATGCCTTTGACATTGGTCAACACATCCTCAGACACAATAGCATGGCCTGTCTCGGTGAATACCTTGGGTCGCCACCCGAAGTGCTTGAGGTAACGCCCTATCTGCTGTCGTGAGCCTAAGTTAAAGATGGGCCAGTCAATACGTGAGAAGTCACCCCCGACTTGTGTCCACTGGTCACCTAGGAACTTAAGACCTACAATGCTTATGCTGCCGTCCTTCTTTATCTTAGGGCTTACTTCTTTGATGAATGTAGGTAGCGGTATGAATACCCTCTGCACCTCCTCTTCTAAGTCGTAAGACTTCTCCTTAAGCTCCGCAACTAGATCCCTAGCAAGCGGTTGATCTAAGAGCCAGCCATTCCTTACTTGCTGTTGTATGATCGTCTGTACGTTATGCTCCAAAAGTATACTTTGATCTCCAAAGCTATCAAGCTCGGATAAGACTCTCCTGTATACCTGTTCATTAACATTAACATCCTGCTCGCAGTAATCCCGCATTTCCACAGTATACCTTGACCAATCTTCATAAGTGCCCTTAGGATACCCAAGTTGCTCTCCCCAATATGCTAGTGAATGCCCTTCCCGTTGAGGATTGGCTAGTCTTGACATGACTAAGGTATCTATGATATTGATAGCTGTGAAGTCTATATTCCAGAGCCTCTCAAGTATAGGTACATCAAAGCCTATGCCATTATGAAATACTATACCCTCGTGTTTGTTTAGATATTCTTGTAAACCGTCAGGCTTCAACCATGTTAACACCTCTTGTGTTTCAATACATTTAGTGACCAGCACCCAAATGACAGAAGGATTGAGTCCATCGGTTTCAATGTCACCTATCAGTGTGCCCATTCAAATACTCCATTGCTTTAGTTAATAGGTTAATATCATCTCTTAAAAAACCTATACCTGAGTTACAGTTACCACATAAGAGACCTCTGACCAAACCTGTATCGTGACAATGGTCTACAGCCGTCCTAGCCCCTTCACTGTGCGTGTATACATTAGATAAAAAGACAGAGCAAATACCACACTTACCACCGCACTTATCATATAGTATTTGGAATCCTTCGGGCGTTAAGTCATATTTTGTCCTTAAGGTGTAAGTATAACTAGCCCTCCTGTGCTGTTCACCTTTACGATTAACGTGATAGTGAGTTAAGTTTATACCCCTCTCACATTCAATACATTTACTACGATAACGTAGTGATCCGTCTACGTAAGGCTCTCTCTTATTAAAAGAACCTATACTCTTAGTCTCATTGCATTTGCTACAACTAAAACTATCTACACCTTCAACTACTTCTATGTTACGTCTAGCAGCCATTCTCTTAACCTCTATTATTAATAACAGCACCTATTATAACATAACGGGTCATAGAAGTCAAGTCTTTTATGTCCTACTATAAGTTACCTGTAGTATATGTGTGAACCTAGCTTGACTGTAGGCTCCATCTCTTTAGCCCAGTACGGATAGACATAATCAGCATGGTAGTGAGTGGCTCCTTCGGTAATGTCAAGAGAATTACCAACTAACACATACTGTGCCAATATAGT